GCCTAGAAAGCCTCTCGAGGAAGGAATTCAAGCTGTAAGAAGCTTGCTCCCTCATTGCTCTTTCGATTCAGCAGGATGTGCTGTTGGCATTAAATGCTTAGATTTCTATCGCAAAAAATATAATGAATCGCTGAAAGTCTATTATGACGAGCCACTTCATGACAGATATTCTCATGGAGCTGATGCATTTCGCATGGCTGCAATAGGTGTAAAAGCCTTAAATCCACAATGCGTCAATAGATTAACGCCTGATGCCATTTCCCAAATGAGACAAAAATATTTAGGTTACTAATGAGTATTTATACACAAATTATAATAGTCATGTTTTTCTTTTTCAATCTTCTCTCTTGTGTAGTGCATGCAACAAGAAAAAATTTAGAACAATTCATAATTAACTTGATTGTTACAGCAATCTATTGTTTTTCAATTTACATGGATATTATTTGAGGAGTGAATGGATCAACTAATCAAACTGAAAATAAATGATATAAATGAAGAAACGGTTAAGAAGAAAAAGTATGAACCTAATGCATTTAGGCAAGCTTTAATAAAAATATTAGAAGAGATCAACACTATTAAAAGCGAAGTAGTGGCTCTTCATAAAGAACAGCGTATTTTTTTTAATAAGTATGCTTTTATTTGTGAAGCTCTATGTGAACACGTTAAGAAAATGTCTGAAACTAACCAAAATGTAGATCAGACTTTAATCAATGTTTTAATGGCTATTAGACAAAATGAATATCTCCAATCGTGGAGACCTCAACCTAGTGGATACACCGATGATGAATGAATATATGTTAAGGATATTAGCGGATATCCGACAAGAAATTGATATGAAGAATGAAATCGTCAAGCATAAACGTCAAAAGATAGATGTTTTGCAGGATGAAATAGAATTAGTCCGCAATAAAATGACTGAGGCTCGAGAAGATTTATTCGAAGATCTTTGTGCAATTGAAGAATTAGAAGAATTCTACGAAAAAATTGTTAATAACTAGAGGATAAAGTGGATAAACAAATCAACAAGATAAAGAAAGACCTTGATAAAGGTGAGAAAGACACTAAGAAACTTCTTAAGATGGATAAGAAGCAAGATAAAATGATTGAAAAATTCAAGACGAAGAAAAAGAAATGAACGAAGAGTTGTTAAAATCCGTGCAAAACGAACTTCACTTAATAGAATGGTTAGTAGCTCATAGAATTAGCTTGCCAGAGGCTGCATATATTGCAGTTGATGTTAAAACTACTCACTCTATTTCTCGTAGCTTACTTAAGTATTTTGTAAACGTAGAAAACAAAAAAGAAGGAACATATAGTGTTTAATGAATTAAAAAACTTGTTTCAGCCAGAGTACTCTCTTAAAGCTATCGCTTTGATAGCTACTACAATTCATGAGCTCATTAATCTTTTTGATGAAGAGTTGCTTAAAGATGAATCTTGCAAAAATGCTGCTATTGATGCATTAATTTCAATACTTCAAAGCGAAAAGTCTAAATAAATAAAAAAGCCAAGCATTTTCATACTTGGCCCAAACCATTGAGTGCCTTAACACTAATACATCGCAAATACAATAGACATTTTCAAAATTTTTGTCTACATTGTAAATGTAATATTTTAATTTGCGCTAGACTTTAATTTTAGGTACTTATGACTTGGCCAACTTCTAACCCTATTGCTCGAGAATTAGACGACTTTTGGAAAGAATCTCAATCATTAATCCAGCAATGGTGGTATGAAGCTGATCTGGACACTAAAATGATGACTGGCCAACAAGACTATTGGAATACCTTCTATAACATCAATTATCGCAATCAAAAAATATTGATGTTCAACAAAATCCTGCGTATCAAAAATATGATACAGGGATATCAAATAGATAACCGTTTAGCCAGTATTGTTTCTCCAGCAGACAATGACCATGATGAGGGTAAAACAGCAGACCAACGAACTACTTTGATTAGCTGGATTATGAGACAAGATCAGACATATGAACGCATAAGTGAGACATTTGGTGCAGAAATAACGTGTGGACTCAATCTTATGCAAGCTTGGATGGATTTTCGCGAGGATCCAGAGAATGGAGAGATTAAGACGTCCAGAATACCATTTAATGCATTTGTTATGGATCCCTATTGGACAAAACAAGACCTTTCGGATTGTGGTAGGATTTGGACTAGACGATACCTAGGACCAAAAGAGATTGGGAGCTTAGTACCAGGAATCAAAAAAGATCTTCCAAAATTAGGTAAGGGTTACGCTGCTAAAGATGGGAAATTTCAATTTCTAGCTCAGAACTGGTATCAATACCAACAAGAACTATATGCATATGATGAGTATTGGGTACGAGATTACAAGAAAAAACGCCGGATTATAGATAGAGCTACAGGTGAAATGGCTGACTGGAAAGGCACAAGAGAACAATTCCAATTACTACGTAGATTTAATCCAAATGTTGAATTAGTTACTGTTGAGGTGCCTACTATAAAATGGCATGTCCTTGTGAATAACAATCTGGTCTATGAAGAAAAAGAGCCATATGGTCTAGAAAGGTTCCCGCATGTTCCTTTTGTATGTTATCATTTCCCTGAAGTGCAAAACTATGCCTATCGCTATCAAGGAGTAGTTAGAAATATTCGCGATAGTCAAATTGAATTAAATCGTCGTCGCAATAGGCTTTTAGATGTACTTGATGCTCAGGTTCAAAGTGGCTTGATAGCAAAAGAAGATGCCCTAGTAAATCCAGAAGATGCTTACAAGCAAGGCCCGGGGTCTGTTTTATTTGCTAAGCAAACAGCGAACCTGTCTACAGATATTATTCCTATAGCGCCTCCTCCTGTAGCTCCAGGATGGATGGAACTGATTGAGACTATCGAAAAAGAGATTATGGATATTGTAGGTCCAGAAGAACTCTTTGCTCAAAATATGGGGGCTAAAGAAATGACTGGCGTACTAATGAAACTCAAAATGGGAGCTGGTCTTATTGGCCTTAGAAATATATTTGATAATTTAAATCAGTCTCAAATGTGTTTAAGCGAAATCATTTTAGATTTAGCATTAAAGAATTTCACTCCATCTAAAGTAGCTAACGTGTTAGGAGAGGAGCCAACTCCAGAGTTTTTTGATTATGAAACATTTAAATATAAATGTGTTGTTGAAGAAAGTGATCTTACAACTACTCAACGGCAGCTTAAATTTCTTCAAGCGATGCAACTTAAACAGCTTTTTGGAGATGCTATCCCTACTAGTTATGTCATTGAACAATCTACAGTCCAAGGCAAGAAAGAGCTTTTAGACTTTATCAAGGCTCAGGAACAACAAACAGCGGAATCTCAGAAAATGCAATTCATGTCAGAAATGCAGCAAGCGCAGGTGCTTGCTAGATCTTTAGAAGCTAAAGCTCAAAGCGATTTTGCATCTGCTAATGAGAAAAACACTCGTTCTGTTTCTAATATTGCTTTAGCAATTGATAGAGAAGAAGAAGGCGTTCTTGATAGAGCAAAAGCTTCTTTTGAGAATGCTAAAGCTCTTCATGAACTTGAGGATATGAATGAAGACAGGCTTATCAAGCTTGCTAATTTCGTAATAGATTTACAAACCAAACAAAAACAACTTGAAGGGCTTATGAAAGCTGAAACTGAGGCTGCAATAATTAGCGAGCCTGTAAATCAAGTCGAAAAAGCAACGTCGCCACTAAATCAACAAGCAGTTAGCTTATAAATAGATTGAATCCTAATATTTTTTATAATAAATTGTATACCTTTCTAAGAATGCTTTTAAGAGACTATTATTAAAAATAATTTTTTACAATTAATAATAAAGAAATAAATTTTTGAAAATGAGGTTACAATGAAAAAGATTCTCAATAAAAATGCTATTTCTCTAAGAGTAGATAAAAAAAATAGAGTATGTATTACTAAGCTTTTCAGAGAACTTCCCTCCGCTGTATGGGCATATAACGAGAACGGTAAAATTATTATTGAGCCTATCGTAGAAGTCCCCCTCAATCAATTGAGTTCATTGACTATGAAAGGCAGTTAAATGTCTATTAACGAGATTCAATTATCTGTTCGCATCCAACATTTTTATGACTATATGCAAAATAGGCGCCACAATAAAGATGCTCCTCTTAATCCATCTCGTGTGTTAGTAGAAAATGAAATAGATGCGATGATGAACGAGTTCTCTAAAGTATTTGGGGATATCATTTATAAATAAAAAATAATTCTTATAACCTATTAGCGAACGGTACATCTTACAAGAGATTATGGGATTATCAGTGGACATATGACAGGTTTTATTATCCAGATGATCCTAAATCCTATAGGAAATAATTATAAATTGGCTCTACACTACTTTGAGTTATTTAAAATCAGAATATGATTAGGCAAGCCTCAAAGTAGCTGTAGAGATTAGCTACATATTTATGCATTCTATATAAGTCCACGAAGAGGTTGATAGTGGGAATGAATTACTATTTCTATCCTAAAAAAGTATGCCATACTTGTGGACGTCAAGATCAAAATCTTCATATAGGGAAAAGCTCTGCGGGATGGAAGTTCTGTTTTAGAAGCTATCCCGAAGAAAGCATCAATAGCTATTCAGATTGGTTGCAACTACTTGAAGATCCTAATAGTGAAATCAGAGATGAACTGGACACAATAATTCCATTAGAAGAATTAAAAGAATTGATAGAGAGCACGCAAAAGTTCAAACCTCCTACAGGATTCTTGGCCGATGATCAGGGTTATTATTTTCTAAATAGAGATTTTAGTTAGATGGAAGAAAGAGAAGAAAAAGATGTAAAAGTGATGTAACTACATCATATCGAGAGTATTCTCAATATTATCTACGCTATATTCAGGACCAATTCATTGATATAAGTAAGATGTAATTGACTTTAGATCAAGTCCAAAAATGCGCTGGTTTAATTTTCCGGAATTAATCATTTTTAATATTAATAAAATAATTTTATACTATTTAAATTAAATTTTATTAATAAAACAAGATTATAAAATTTTTAATTAACATAAAACAAATAAAAAACAATAAAACCTCTTTGTTAGAAATGTTAAGATTCTGTAAATTTCGAACATCCTTAAAAACCTCTAAACTAACCAAACTAAAGGATGTTTTATGTCAGGCGTTGCAAGAACTGTTTCCAGGGAAATACAGTTAACTCCTAATCAAGTTTTCGCTCAATCTCGCGAAATAGTGCAACAAAGCGCTCAAAATTTTCAAAGTTTCCAGGCTATTTTAGATAGAGTAAACTCTAACGATCCAAATATAAATCTTTTTAAGGAAGCTATTACTCAGCTTTCACAAGCAACTGTTGGCGTAGGCAGTTCTCTACTTGCTAATTCTGAAGCATTATTCACTCTAAGTGAGCAACAATCTAATGCCATTAGAGATCTTGAACACGAAAATGCTTTAAAAGATGAAAGAATTCGTAATCTAGAAAGTCAGAACCAAGCTACAGAAAGAAAGCTTCATCAAGTTGAGAGCGATTACAAAGAGCTTTCAATAAAAGTTGGAATTATAAGTAAAGTAGCTCTTGGAACAACTTCTATAGTTGGTGGCACTCTTATTTTTGCTTTGGGAGGCCCTGTAGGAATGGTAGTTGGTCCAGTATTAGGATTTAGCGGGCTTACAGCAGCAAATTGTTGGGAAGATAGCTCTGATGTAGATCCAAAACAAGACATTCCCTCTTGGGAAATTAATAGCGTACAAAGCAGATGTTTTTATGCTTCAGAAAATCAGATACGAGATCTTATCAGAAAAGTTCGGGAATACAAACCCACTGAAGAGCAAATTGCTAATTACCAGCAAGAACATCCAGGATCTAATCCTAACTCAGCTCGTATTAATCTTAGATCGCAATATCAAGCTAGACTAGAAAAAGAGCTTAATGCAGCTACAAAACAAGCGGCACACGATCATCATTAAGATATATTCCATGACGTCTATAGTCATCCCTGTAGACGTCTTTTATTTTAACTCAAAGAATCTGCCATGACAACAAGCGTAGTAGAGGGACAAATAGTTCCTAGTTATCACCCTAATATAATCAATCTTTCGAAGCTTTCCCTAGTAGGCTCTCCCTGTATCCCTATTAGACAGCAAGAGCTTATGCTTCTAGAAGTGATCCATGAAGCCAGACGAAATCTAGAAGAAACGCACATGTTCTTTCAAAATCGGCTCAATCAGATTACAGAGAGTAACAGACAGCAAGAGGAACAGCTAGCAGCTTTAGCAGCAAGCAATCAAAGACAAATATTAACTTTGGATAGCATTGAAAAAAAACAGAAAGAAATGCGAGAAAGCATTGATCACCTAAAAAAGCATCATACTCCTCTATCATTAGAATATAAAATTATAAAAATAGATCCTATAGAAAATGATTGCTGTTTCATTGCTTTCATTAAAACTATTTGGGAATATATTAAACGCTTCTTTGCTTGGCTTTTTTGTTGTTCTGTAAATAATTTTCAACGCAATGGTATTAGAGTTTGAGACTTACAATCCCACTTTGCTAGCTGCGTTTTCCTTCCACATGTTACCAAGCCTAATGTACTTTCTAAGAGTATCAGAGCGAGCATGACGCGTTTGTTGCATAATAGAATGCTCTGCAACTCCGCTCATGACAGCGCTTGTAGCAAAACCAGCTCTTAAGGAGTGCCCAGAATATTTCGCAGCATAAATAGTAGCTTCTTCTGGAGTCATTCCTCTTTGTATAGCTATATTGTAAATGTGCTTTTTGACTATGAGAGCAACTGATTTATCAGACAAATCTTTATCAGAAATACTTCCGTGGCGATTTATAGATCTAAATAAAGCGCCCGATTGTATTTGAGAGGAGTCCAACCAATCTTGAACAGCTCTTACAGGACAGGTGCTTCTTGCACTTCCATAAGGAATACCAATCTCTTTTCCTTGCCCTGTTTGGTCTGTCTTGGATTTTTTCAAAGAGACAACAATGCCGTCTCTTGTAAATTGAAGATCTTCTACATTTAAAGAAACAAGCTCACTTCTTCTAAACGCTCCTGAAAATCCAAGCAAAAGAAGAGCTCTATCTCTTATACCAGGGAGACTACCAGGAAGATCTTGCACTATTTCTCTTAGGTCTTGGACTAGTACAGGAGCTTTTCTTTTTTGGGCATTTCCAAGTGTTCTTTTGATTCCGTCCCACACTTCAATAAAAGAGATGTGACTAGTATCTAATTTGAATCCAGCAAGAGAGTGCGCTTTCCTAATGGTAGAGAGTCTTCTTTGAAGAGTTGAGACCTTGCAGGTTTCAGATAGACTTGTTAGATAAGCTGCAACGAGAGAAGGCTCTGCAGGAAGGGCTTTTACTTTGTGAGCATTACACCACCCTTCAAAATGCCTCCAATCGCTGGCATATGACTTTTTGGTATTTTCGGCTCTGCTTTTAGAGGCAAAGAATTTGGCTTTTTCGAGTAGATCTGTTGCTACAAGAACTTCAAAAGAATTATTGGTATCGAGTGTAACAAGTGCATTATTCATGAACAAATCCTAGATTCCGATAAGAAGACATTATCGGAAGTTATATTGACAGAACGCTTCAGTTTCCGTAAAGTCACTTATTGCGCTAATAGTAATAATAGTTGCGCGAATAAGCTATCTGCGCAATAAAACAGACCTAATATCGCGCGAATGAGGAAGGATGATTTGGTATATAAAGTTCTGACATACTCCCATAGCTTTAGTTCTGGGCTTTCCCGCTTTTGTCGTAAGAAAAGTATCGTTATATTTCTTACATATGTATTTGAAACAATGACAAATATCTACTCAATCGGCATATTCTATAAACATGTCAAATTTTTCGATTTTATCGACATATTATTTCATTTTTACGACAAATTTACGACAAAAGAAAGAATACCTAATTGCTACTGCGAATAGCAATTAGGCCTTAAGGAAACTCATGTCTTTTTATATTCATGTAATTTTGGTCGAAAATCAATGCAAAATTGATGAGTTTTTGGTCAAAAATCAAGGTTGTAACAAATTTTTAACAATGGTTAGTAAAATAGATATGCCTGACATAACCATGTGTAAAAACAAAGAGTGCTCTCTACGAGACAAATGTTATAGATTTATGTCTAAACCATCTATGTACCAATCATACGCTGATTTCAAACATGGAAGCTGTGAATATTTTATTTTAAAAGACGAGAGTTTCTCCTTAGAACAACGAGAAATCTCTACTCAATCGGCATGTTTATAGAATATGTCGATTTTTTTCAATTTTATCGATATATAGTAAAACAATTTACATTCTTCTCTTCTATTCTTTCATTTTACCGCTATAAATCTAAATCTTTCCCTTCTTCATAAAGCACATCGGGGCAAATATCAGCACCATTAGGCCAACAAATACTAACGCAAGTATCTAGTTTAACTTCTTTAAAAAGGTTTATATCTTTTAGAGGCTCAAAGACAGGCCCCCATAGCTTGTCTTCTAGATCGACCATTTTAACTTTTTTATCGTTAAAGGTTAGTATTAGCTTATAGTCTTTAAAATATTCTACTTTAATAACTCTCATAACTAAACCAAAGGTTTTATCTTTTTAAAAGTTCCATCTTTTTGAATGGTTTCCCAATTTTCTAACAATTCATCTATATATAAAAGAGCCCATTCTATTATTAAACCTTGAACTCTTGGAGGTAAGTTTCCTTTAATGAGTTCTACTACAGGGGGTAAATCTCGTTCTGCAGCTTTTATTCAATATAGATTAAATCTAAAATCCAAGATTGTATTTCTAAAAGTATATCTCTTGATTTAATAGCACCAATCTTTTTAGTTAATCTTACAGTACTAATAGTTCTCAATTGATCGCATACACAATAGCTTATTCTATCCAAATTGGTGTCTTTAGGTTCTATTTTAACTCTTAAAGGCAAATCCTTATCTTTACTTGTTAAAGGCACTATCGTGACAAGATCAGAGGGACCTAAGTTATAGGAATTACACGAAATGACGAGCCCGGGACGAATTTTCTTCCCTATTTCTTTCCCCTTTACAGGATCGGGATTGTAAAGCCATATTTCGCCCTGTTTAGGCTTAATTTTCAATGCCATCTTCTATTGTACCTTCTAGA